AAAACACTTACCGAATTACGATAAGTGTTCTTGGAGGGTAAAAAGTATGAAAAATTACCTCCGTTGTTTAACTAAAGCGGGATTCTAACCCGCATCTAACTGTCGAAAACAGCCATGTTTAAAACTCCTTTAAGATAACTACTGACAAACTACGCTTTGCCATATATTTAAGCCATGCCAAAAACTGCGCTTCGTTATTCCTAACTAAACAAGCCGTTGACCAACCGCCAATAACTGTACTTGCCGCACCTGCTCGATGACAATTTGCTCCGATTATATCCGAATATTCTTTTCCGATTTCATCCGCTTTATTGTCTTTATTATTGTCTCTAAAATAAGGAAATCCTTTAGCTTGACGATATGCAGGTTTACCTTTATGTAATCCGTAGCTATGCGAGTCGTAAACAATCCAATCACTCTTTAATACTGCGCATCCAAGTCCGTTATATTCAGCGAATTTCTTTAATCCAACCGCACCCGCATTTGATGTACCCGAACAAACCATTTTAAACACTGGTTCTTGTATTGGAAAGCAATCGAATGAATATACTTTGTCGTCGAATCTATCAAACTCATCTTCATCTGACCTTACCCAAATGTCTAAAACTCCGCTTTTAGGAAATCCTTTGAAATTAGGCAGACTCGCAACGCGTGCAAGTAGTGATGTTTCGGTATAGTTTCTTACGTTTGTCATAAATTTTCAATTTCGGTTTTAACTTGTTGCAATTCTTCAATGTGAAAATCATCGTATTCAATAGCTAAGTCTACTGCAATTAGTGCACATTGCTTAACGTCTTCCAAAACATCTTCCCAATTCAGCGGCTCATCGTTGCGACAATCCCAAGAATTAACAAAAGGACTATATTTCTCCACTAATTCAATTGCCTTTTCTCTTGCTGTCATACTTATTTAAATATTTTATAAGCCAAAACTACAAAAACAATTCCACATATCGCCAAAATATTCCAATTAACCGCTTCTTTTTTGTCAACCTTATACTTTACCTTTGTTTTGTAACGTAATAACTCAATTGTATCCCTTACTTTACGCCATTCTACCTTAGTTTCATAGCGAGTTTTGGGAATATATACGTTATTCCGTAATAAAATAGTATCAACTTTTGTGACAAAATACGTTTTTACACCATCTATAATAACAGAATCTATCCTATCTATAACAATAGTGTCATTTACTAACGTACATTTAAAACCTTTCTGAGTCGCTTTCTTGTAATGATATGAAGCAGAACACCCCGAAAGTAGAAACATAGCATAAATACTCACCAATAACGTGAAACACCACGTTAGAAATTGCTTGTAATTAAACCGCATCTTTATCTATTTTTTTATTGTAAACATTTAAACCAATTGCCGTACCTGAATAAGCCAGGAATCCCCAAAATACAAATTCTTTCACCTCAAATGCTATCCAAAACATCGGAATAAAAGCATAAATTACGGCAAAGTGAAAGGATATAAATGCAGCTATTCGCTTCATTTCGTATTTTCCTTTAGGCCTTAAAGTATCGTTTACGATTTGCATACTTGTTTTTTTTATCTTGTAGAATAGCGAAGTATTGAATTGGTGTTTCATATCTTTTATTGGTTTTATCGTATCGCATAGCTTGAGCAGAATCCTCCAAACAATCGTAAAGCCGTCCTTCAATTTCGTTTACTTTCATGTTGGTCACTATTAGCCACAAAAATAGTACACCCGTTGCGCCATGTTTTTTGATTAGTTCAAAAGAGGATTCTGTCATATAGCAAAGTCTTTCAATCGTTCCATTACTAAACCTTCAATTTGGCTATCACTCCACGTCTTAATGTATGGAATCTTGTCCAATGCAACCCCGTACATTTTAGCGCTTGGGGTAGTCAAAGTAACACCAATAGTTAGCATGCTTTCGATAGTGTTGTCCGTTATGTTTGTCATATCGACAACTACTATCGGATCGGTTATTTCTGTTTTAAATTGTTCGAATCTATAAGTCATAATTTTAAGATAAAATTGTTCCTGTTACTGTTGAATAGCGCGTCCAAATAGCATTGTATGTATTTGTTGGAGATACGGAAACCCAAGGTGCAGCGCCTTGATTATCTGCGATTCTATGTCCAAAAGCATTTTGATTGGACACCCAAACATAACGAGCAAATGCATTAAATGGAGGATAACCGATAAAATTAAAAGAACCACTACTCGCCGCTTGTTCGTTTTGAATGTTTACCATTTCGTAATAATTCAATAGTTTCCATTTAAAAAGACCACCTATCGTTGAGCTTAAATATTGGTCAATCTGGGCATTCCAATTTCTGTAATTAGAATCTCCAATGTAGTAGCATAGCACATTTGAGCCATTATACGTACTCCAATCAATTACTATACTATTCGCATAAGTTTGACCGCCCAAAACATCAGTAAACCTGTTCGTATTTCCAAAAGGATTGTTCTCCGCAAGTGTGAAAAAATCCACGCCTCGCCCAGCTTCAATATCTCCATCATCACCCGTTCTGTATGAAGTAGTTTGCCCTGTTTTCATAAGTGTAGCGGTCGAGTGGCTTGCTGGCGGTGGCAATACAATTGAAACTAAATTATCCAAAACATCCACACTTGTTGGGATCGCATTGATTTCAATGGACAGATCCTTTACAGAAACCACCGAACCAACTTCGCTATCATTTACAAAAACAGCTGTATCTGGTAGCTGTAAACTACCTTGCGCCAAAACCGATTCCGAATAACTAGCATCTGAATTTTCAACCGTGCTATCTGATATGCTTTGCGTGAAATTGTCGTTTAATGTTCCGCTATAAAGTACACCGCCGATACTATTTGTAATCGAATAAGTGTATGCGTCTGTGTTATACTCGTACATTCCACCCGCTTCTATTGTATCGATTAAAATTCCATTCTTGTATATTTGTACAGGTGCGCATCCAACACCTGTAACTTGGTCAAAATCGTAATCAAACATTGGCAAACCACAAACGCCTGAATTATCACGCAAAAGAATCTGAAAACTCATCGTGTGACCCGCGACCTCATCTCCTCCGCGCTCGATGAACTTAGTAACTGAACAACTTTGTACACGTCCGATTCTTTGCCATCTAGTCGAGCTGTTAATCGTTTGGAATATATCACGGCAAATCTGCAAAGTATCACTTTCAACATCGTTAAGGTTACTCCAATCTTTGTACATCTTATCGCATACAAAAACAGTAAGTTGTAAAGTTGTCTGATTGTTTAGAAATCCTGCAGTTGGATAAAACGCACCCATTAAAGGATAGTTAAGCTCTGTATTTTCTTTGTAAGCGCGTAAAAAATCGCCCCAAAAAAAACTATTTACCTGCGCGTGTGCTTGCTGTATCTCGCTGAGTTCCGTTCGTATTTGATTGATGCTTTTGCGCATAGTATTTGTCTAGTTTTTCTTTAATTTTCTTCTGGATCTTCATATAAATCTAACACGATTTCTAACTTTGCCACTATCTGGTGCAATGTTTTCGTTGCTACATACAAAGTTATTGTATTCTGCGAATAAAGCTCTATTATCTTGCAGAAATCCAACTAAACTTTCTCTATATGTTTCGTAATCTCGCTTTAAATCTTCGGTACGCATTAAATTTTCTTGAATAGTTACTGGATTTATATGCTCATCTCTAGAAGTTCCGACTGTTTTAGAACGTGTTTCGTAAGTCAAAGCGTTAATAATCCTATAATCCACTCCTGCAATTATGCAAGGTGCTATGTAATTATTTAAAAGATTGGTTTCGTCTGCTGTTAAATCATCGTCCGTAATTCCTGCTAATAAACGCTTATAAAATGTCGTTCCAAGAATTGGCAATATCATTGTATCCTGCACTCTTCTAAGTGTGGTAGAGATAATTGGATCGTCAACATTCTTGTTTACAAATCCAATCTTTTTTATCGTTGCAATATCTATTAAAAAAGCTGTCATATTATCTTACAATTATGTTTTGTTTCCATTGGTGACGGCATGAAGGCGTGTTAACTTCTGTGTCAGGATTATGATACCATCCTCCACGATAACGCCATACATCGCGCTTAACTTGTTGTCCTATTGCTTCAATCTCTAATCTAGTATAAACTCTATTAAGTTCAATTAACGCCTCGCAAAATGGACGCGAAGAACCACCTGGTACTAAGTCCGGCGCGTTAGGTCTTTTTTCGTATGAATAAACCACTTCTAACTCAGCAATTACAGCCGCTGCACTTTGTCCTTTGTCCGTTACATTCCACCCATCAACATATCCGTTGTCTTTAAGAACAAATAAACGCTTTGAAAGATACGCGCCACCTTTGCCTATTGCCTTAGAAATAGCATCGTACGATTCTCCTGCCTTAATCATTTGCAATATATTTCGGTCATCGTCCGTTAACGCAACTGCAAAACGATTGCTTAAAAATTCGCGCTTAAATTCATCTTCGTTATCTTCGTAATCATTGTATTCGCGTGAAGAAATTATATTAATAGAATCTCTTTCCGTACCAACTTTTGAAAATGCGTCGATAATTGGGTCAACTGCTTTAAATCCTGCAGGCGCCGCGCTAGGAATTGAATCTCCGTTAGCAATTGGCGTTAATCTAGCCAATGCTCTAATTTCATTTATAGTTAAGCTACTTAAAACTTTGTTTGCTACAAGTGGACTCATTCCATTAAGCGCAGAACTTACTACATTTGTTTCCGCTACGTTTTGGTCTAGTGAAAGAATGTAATCGTTGAATGTTAAACCTAGTTGAGTTTTATTTAATTTTTCCCATGCCCAATTAAGAGCCTCTGCAATCGTGTTTTGTCTAGCTCTAGCGTAGTTTTCTTGGAATAACTTGTAAGCTATTTCCATTTCTTCCTTACTACCGAACATTGACTCCGATAAAACACCAAATAAAGCGGGTGAAATAACACCATGCGCTATCATTATCTTTTTAAGAATCTCTTTATTCGACTCAATGTATCGTTTATCTAAATCGTTACCGCTTAATTGGTGGATTTCAGGCGCATTATCTTTACCATCTGAAAATAAGATAGTCATTCCGCCTTGTTTGTCGCGGTCTGTTGCGTCTTCTTTTATGCGCTTTATGATTTTGTCCTCTTCTTGTGGTGATTCCGGTACGCCTCCATTTAGCGCGATTACAGAGCCGCCTTTATAACCATTGATTACTTCAGAAAACGTAAAGAAATCCATCTCAATACCTGCCATTATCGAAGTGATCGCACCCGAATAAGGTGGAGCGGGATAATAGTTAGCGGTTAAGTCTTTTGATTTCTCTATTTTTCTTTGTTTCGGTCTTTCGATATTGTATTGAATACACTCTAAATCTTCATCCGATACATTCTTAATATTTTTCAGTCTTTTAAAACCAGTCTTTTCTAGCGTCTGCGTTGTTTTGCTCCAGTCGTCTGAAACCTCAAAGTAATTCAAACCTTCTAAACATCTTACTAGTTCGTAATCTAAAGGTAAAGCATACCATTTACCCGTTAAAACATCTTTCTTCCAATGAATAGCGAAGGCGTTTGCTATCTCGTTATCCTTAGCTAGCATCTCTACTATCTCAGTCAAAGTAAATGCGCTCTTTCCATTCTCTTCTGCAGTTGCATCCGTTACTGTAATGCCGCCCGCCGTTATGAATTTAGTCTTTTGGTCTATAATCCCTTGATGAATTGGATTATCGTAATACAAACCATTCAAAAATTGAGCGTAAAGATTGTCAGAACCCCAACGAACTTTTCCTTTTGCATCGATTTTCTCTGTCGGCAATGGCAGACTTGCTTCTCTAAATATTTGTCGAATCATAAATCGGTGTATCTATTTGTGTGTTGAAAGTTGGTGTTGCAACTTCCGTTTCTAATAATCTCATTTTTCCGTTTTCAACTAATAAACCTAGCGTGAAATCGGTACTTGTATTATCCGGCATTTGATAAACTTCATAGCCGTAATCCCCTATAAATTTGAAAGTAACATCTTCACCTTCTACTAATTCAAATAGGTTGTATCTTTGTGGAAAAGCTGAAATATCTTGTAAAAATAAAAGATATTCGTAATTATCTTCTTGGTCTAGTGTAAATCTAAATAGCCAATTTATCGGAAGGCTTGGATTTTCTAGTTCGCTTAGTGTCAGGCAAATCTTGTTCGATTGTGATTTGTTCAGTAATATCATTTGCCTTTTCTTTTGATTTTTTAATACTTTTGATTTCTTCTGTTAACTCAATAA